AGGCACGCATCGACCTTTCCGTCTCCAAGGCTGCGGAAGCGGCAGCGGAATACCGTTCCGGCAAACGGTTTGAAACCGTCTCCTGCGACCGCTTTGAAGATCGGACGACGATGGAGGTCGTATGGTGCGATTCCGTGACGGGCAAGGAAATCAGCCGCCGCCCGATGACCGCCGAGGAGCGGCAGCACCGCCTTGAACTCGTCACCCCGGACAAGCCCGCGGACAACGGCGAAGGCCGGGCCGAAGTGCTCACCTTGCCCGTGCCGCCCGCCGCCAACGCCCGCACCTGCCTGTCGTGCCGCCACCTTTCCGCTGACGGCACGGAAAAGGCCGAGCCCTGCATGGCCTGCGCACAGGCAAACGGCGGCGATGCCGACAACTGGGAACCGCGCCGCGAGTGCAAGACCTGCGCCCACGTCACCAGCACCGTGGACGGCTTCCCCTGCGGCGGGTGCAGCCTGAACCCCGATCCCGGACACGGCGGCGACGAGGACCGCTGGACATGGAAGGATGCCCCGAAGGAGAGAATACCGTGCTGACCAGAGAACAGGCGAAAAAACAGCCCTGTCCGCTGATGCCGACGACCAAAAGTTACGAATACCACGCCAATGGTACCGGGATCGCCTACGAAGTCATCGAATACGGAAAGTGTACGGGCGAAGAATGCCCCAAGTGGCGGGACGGAAAAGTGGACGGGGGAAAGTGTTCCTATAATGGGGATTGTAGGAAAGCAGTGTGCAACTGTGCTTCCTGCCCCGACCGCTACGGCTACTGCGGAGGCTGACCATGCCCGGCTACGATGACCCGAACCGCCCGGAATGGACGGGCAAGCGCAAGGCAAAGAACTTCGCCCGCATCAACGCCGCCTGCAAGGGGCTGAAAACCTCCGGTGGCAAGCCGCCGACGGAATGCCCCAAGTGCGGCACAAGCCACAAGTTCGCGGCGTGCCCCGTGTGCGGGTGCCCGCGATCGAAACGGTAGTCTCCCAATCCGGGGGCTTCACAGGAGAACTTGCCATGCCTTTCCAAGACGCCTATGAGCGGATACTTCAGTCCACGGGCCTGCGCACGCAAACGGATGTCGCCGCCCTGCTCGGTGTGAAGCAGAGCAGCATCTCGGATGAGAAACGGCGCAACCACATCCCCGATTCTTGGATCTTGACGCTTTTCAATAAGAAAGGCCTCAATCCCTCTTG